TGGCAAGCAAGGGCCGGTGGGGGGTCCAGGCTTGCGCCGGTACGGCGGATGCCGCGGTATTCGCGGAGCGGTATGAATCCTGCATGGTCAAGCCCGCCTCTCTGGGCGGCAGCTCTAATGTGGGTATGCCTATCGATGTGACCTATGGCGGTACCCGCACCACCGGCACGGCGGCTATTGCTGACGGTTCGGTTACCTTCACCAAAGCGGCCTGAGAGTAGGAGGAGATGACTGTGAATGCTTTGAATTTCTCTACCGGCATCAAAACCTTCGATGTCAATGATGGTGCTGCGCAGATCAGCTACAATCCAACAGACGTGAACTTTGTTTCCACCCTGTATGATCTGTTTGTGGGCTGCTCTGAGCGGTATGAGGCTGATAAGGACAAAAAGTTTGAAAATAATACTGCATTTTTCGAATACGCAAAACAGCGCGACTCGGAAGTGCGTGAGGGAATTGACGCTTTGTTTGGCGAAGGTTCTGCTGCTTCAGTTTTTCAGGGCATCAGTTCCTACGCTATGGCGGACGGCCTTCCTCTGTGGACAAACTTCCTGCTGGCTGTCATTGATACGGTGCCGGAGGAAATGAGCAAGCAGATCAAGACATCCAAGCCGCGCGTGGAGAAGTACCTGAAGAAATATCATCGCTGAGAGGAGAATCGGATGGAATACACTTTGCCGAAAACAGTATTTGTGGGCGGCAGGGAGTATTCCATCCGTTCTGATTATCGCGCCATTTTGGACATCTGCGAGGCCCTGACAGATCCAGAGCTGAGCAATGAAGAAAAAGCCGATGTGATGCTATACATCTTCTACCCGGAATTTGCTGATATGCCGACGAAGGACTGGCAGGAAGCTGCAAAGCAATGCATCTGGTTCATCAACTGCGGGGAGAATGAGCGGCGTCAACGGCCGGCACCAAAGCTGATGGATTGGAGTCAGGATTTTCGCTATATTGCGGCGCCCATTAACCGTGTTCTGGGAAAAGAGATCCGGGAAATGGAGTACCTGCATTGGTGGACATTCATCTCTGCTTACTATGAAATCGGAGACTGCCTCTTTGCACAGATCGTTCGGATTCGCAATCTGAAAGCGAAAGGAAAACCTTTGGATAAGACAGATCAGGAGTGGTACCGAGACAACAGAGAACTGGTAGATCTGAAAACCAGTTTTACAGAGGCTGAGGATGCAGTCGTAAACGCATGGCTGGGAAAGAAATGAGGTGACGCAATGCCCGGAGCAGATGGGTATATTACATACAGCACTAAGCTGGATAACGAAAATCTTGAAAAGGATCTTTCCAGCACAACAAAGAAGATTGAGCGTTTGGAGAAACAGCTCCAGAAAAACAGCGATAAACGCTTACCGATCTCCCGGCGTGTCAGCGAGTTGGGCGCTCAGTTGGATAAGGCAAAGGCCAAATTGGTTTCCCTGCAGGACGAAGCGCAGCGCATAGCGGGGGCCATGTCTAACGCAAATTCCAACGACCCAGCCAGTATTGCAGCTTATACAGAAGCTGCCGCCCGGCAGGCAAGTATCACGCGAGAGCTTGCGGCTCAGCAGAAAACTGTGGATGGCCTTCAAGCAAAGTTTGATCAGGCTGCCGACCGTCTGGACGATGTTGATACAGCAGCGAAGCGCATCAATGGTGACCTGGCAACAGCTAAGGACCATGCGGGAAAGGTAGCTAAGGAGCTTTACAAGCCGGCCACTGCCGCCGACGCTGTTGCGCGCGCGGTGGAGCAGGCAGACCAGCGGATCAAGAAATTCTCCGACCGGGTCAAGGGCCTTGTCAAGCGAGTATTTATTTTTACGATGATCACAGCAGCGCTGCGGTCCATGAAGGACTGGATGGGCAAGGTAGTGCAGTCCAACAGTGAGGCCTCGGCTGCGGTTGCCCGTCTGAAGGGGGCGCTGCTGACATTGGCGCAGCCTATTTTGTCGGTGCTGATCCCGGCTTTCACAGCACTGGTCAACATCCTCACCCGTATCGTGAGCGCGATCGCCGGCATGGTGTCCCTCCTGTTTGGAAAGACCATCGGGCAGGCGAAGGACGCAGCAAAAAATATGTATGACGAGGCGGAGGCTATCGAGGCCACAGGCAGCGCCGCAAAGAAAGCGTCGAAATCGTTGGCCAGCTTCGATGAGATCAATAAGCTGTCGAACAGTGCTTCGGGCGGCGGGGGAGGCTCCGCAGCCAAGCCGGATTTCTCTTTTGACACCTCCAGTATGGCGTCGGACTTTGAAAAGATCCTGAACTGGGTAAACCTGATCGGCGCGGCGCTGCTGGCGTGGAAGCTCTCCAAAGGCTTTATGGACGGGCTGACAAAATTCGTTGGCCTGCTGGTGGCCATCCGCGGTGGCATTGATCTGGCGAAGGGCGCGTGGGACGCATGGCAAAACGGGGTCAGCATGGATAACTTTCTCGAGATGCTGAAGGGCGCCGCAGAGCTAACACTCGGCCTTTGGATCGCTTTCGGGAAGCTGGGCGCCGGGATCGGGATGGTCGTCAGCGGTCTGGTCATGTTCGCCACCGGGCTGCATGACGCGCTGGAGAATGGCTGGAGCTTTGAAAATATGCTGTCTACCGTGGCCGGCCTGCTGATATCCGGCCTTGGGATCGCTGTTCTGACCGGCTCGTGGATACCCCTGCTGGTCGCCGCTATTGCCGGCCTGCTGCTGGTGTTCACGAATGCCTTCGGGCAGGGGCAGGCTATGCTGGACGGCATGAAATCCCTGCTACAGGGCTTTCTCGACTTCTTTAAAGGCGTTTTTACCGGAGATTTGGCTCTTACAGTGCAAGGCATTCAATTCATGGTGCAGGGGCTTCAAACTATTATTGAAGCTGTTCTGACGGCCTTGCAGACGGCTATAAATGCACTTTTCAACTGGTTGGACGAGCAAACAAACGGTCGGCTGTCTGGACTGATCGAGTGGATCAAGACATTCCTAAACAGTTGGATCGAGACGCTGAAAGTGACGCTCAATAATATGGTCAACAGTATTCAGCAGATCCTCACAGGTGTTGTGACCTTCATTTCAGGTGTCTTTGCCGGAAATTGGAAGCGCGCTTGGGACGGTATCGCATCTATCCTGAAGGGCGTTTGGAATCTGATCGTGACCATTGTTGAAAACGCTATCAACCTTGTTATTGATCTCATCAATGCAATGGTGCGTGCGTTTAATGATGCCTTTGAGCCGATGCGTGCGCTAACAGGATTTCCCCCAGTCATTCAGGAGATGTCTTATGTTGAACTTCCTCGTCTGGCTACCGGGGCTGTTATTCCTCCCAATAGGGAGTTCTTGGCGGTGCTGGGTGATCAGAAACAGGGCACGAACATTGAAACGCCCCTGGATACCATGGTTCAGGCCTTCCGACAGGCACTCTCTGAAGGCGGGTACAGCGGCCAGAGTACGACTTACCTTGTCATTGACGAGGACGTTCTGGGCAAGGTCGTATATCGGCTGAACAAGTCCGAGTCGAACCGTGTCGGCGTCAGTCTGGAGGATTACTGATATGAGCTATATCAAACTGAACGGCAGGGAGTTTGACGCAGACGTCGCAATTTCTGCTTATAGCCGGAATTTCAACGTGCTGGACGGTGATAATGCCGGCCGCGTTATGACCGGCCGCATGATCCGGGATATTATCGGCACCTACGTCGGCCACAAGATCAAAGTCTTCCGGAGGGGCAGCAACTATGCCGGATTGGACGAGTTTTGGGCTTATCTGGTGGAGCACTCCGTAGATGACAGCGTTATGCTGGAGGCGGCGGACGGCCAGACCACCATCTCCTACGAGGCGTATTACACTTCCGGCACACAGGACATCGAATCTGTCTCCAACGGGGTCAATTACTGGGGAGAAATTGAGATCAATTTCATTCCGATGGAAGCGCAGGTGGTTCCCAAATGAGCAAGACCACGCTGCTGTATAAGGATATTGCGCCCGGCGCCGCTCTGGATGCCACGGTGACCGCACCAACAGCGCAGGACAGATCTGCACTTGCTCAACTGCCCGGCGGCACCGTGGAGGAGCCGGCTGCCACGGGGGAACTGAATCAGTGGGGGATGGACGGGGCCTTTGTCCTGGCGTCGGAGATCTCCCCAGCATTCTGGTCGGAGGCCATGAGCGGCGCTGACGGCAGCTTCGCCGTCGGCTCTGAGCCTCAGATCACCATTACCTTCAGCAAGCAGTATTCCTCTGTCGGCATTTCTTTTCGCTTTGATACCGCGACCGGAGGATACTGCTCGGAACTCAACATCAAGTGGTATCAAGGGAGTACCCTAAAGGCGGATCAGGACTTCACACCTAACGCGGTGGAGTATTTTTGCCAAAAGCGGGTGGAGAGCTATAACAAGCTCCTCCTAACCTTTAAAAAGACAAACCTGCCTTACCGCTACGCCAAGATCGATCATGTGATCTTCGGCGTTCACCGATCCTTCGGTATGTCGGAGCTGCGGAAGGCATCGGCGGTCAATGAGATCGATCTGAGCAGCACCAAGCTACCCGGCTCTAAGCTGAGCTGGACGCTGGATAGCAGGGACGACATTGAGTACATGTTCCAGCTGAAGCAGCCGGTCGAGGTCAGAAATAATGACACACTGGTCGGCGTGTACTACATCGATTCCTATAAGCGTACCTCCAGCCGGGTATACCCGATTGAGTGCTGTGACGCCATCGGCGTGCTGAACGATATGTCTTTTGCCGGCGGCGTATACAGCGGC